GTATCTTATCGGACAGATGTTAAAGTCAAAGAAGTTTTGGTACGCAATCAGTTCAGTAGTAGTTCCTGCTATTGTAACATTCTTAGGAGTTGATGAAGCAACAGCTACAGAGTTGTATCACGCAATCTTAGTTCTTATTGTAGGGCAGGGAATCGCTGACGTAGCTAAGAAATAGTTTGTCTAAACAAGGAAAAAGACTAAGACTTTCCCCTGAAGAAGTTGAGTTAATCAATGAATCTAGGGGGAAGGACTTGTCCAATATTAACGGCAATACTGCTTTAGATTTACACCTTAAAGATAGAGGTATAGATAAAAAAGATATTGTAAGCGTTAAGCATTGGCAAAATATGTCAGGTGAATTACGCTTTTCAATAGTTACAAAAGAACAATACGGAACTGATAAGCTAGATTTACTTGAAGATATTCAAAATCTAATTGAAAACTACTCCCCTAAATATCCAAAAATTAAAAGAGTAAAGGGTGAACACTTGTTAGTAATAAACCCTGCTGATATACATATAGGAAAACTTGCAGTAGCTTTAGAAACAGGTGATGACTATAATACTGAGATAGCTTACAATAGAGTCTTAGAAGGCGTTACAGGACTTATTAGTAAAGCTAAGGGGTTTAGTATAGATAGAGTATTATTTTGTGTAGGTAATGACGTACTACATATTGACAATGTATATAATACAACTACAGCAGGAACACCACAAGACGCTGACGGTAAATGGTGGCAACACTTTGAAGTAGCTTTAAAACTATATGTTAAATGTGTTGAGATACTAAGACAAGTTGCTCCTGTTGATGTAGTACATTCAATGTCTAATCACGATTATCAAAGCGGATTTCATTTAGCACACTCTTTAAAGTCTTGGTTCAGAAATACTAAAGATGTTACTTTTGATATATCTGTAGCGCATAGGAAGTATTATAAGTATGGTTCTAATCTAATAGGACTTGAACACGGTGATGGTGCTAAAATGGATAAGCTCCCAATGTTAATGGCAAACGAAAAACCGCAAGAATGGGCGGAAACTAAATACAGGTATTGGTATTTACATCACTTACATCATAAAGTTAAGCATAGATGGTTAGACGGCAAAGACTTTATAGGTGTAACAGTTGAGTATATGCGTTCACCAAGCGGAACTGATAGTTGGCACAATAGAAAAGGTTTTTGTGGCGTACAAAAAGCAGTAGAAGGTTTCATACATTCCAAAGAATCAGGGCAAATAGCAAGACTCGTTCACTATTTTTAAACACTTTTAAGCCCTTTTTTTACCCTTTTTCAATCTTTTTTTAAATTTATTTTAGTATCATTTACTAGATAAGGGATAACTATTTTTAAACTATTCTGTTAAAAAGTTAGTTTAAAACTTTGTTAATTAAAAAAAAGTTGTATCTTTGAATCATCAAACAAATAAAAAAAATAAACAAAATGATTACAATAAAAAAAGCACAGGAATTAAGAAATCAGGGTTATAACATAGTAACTAACAGAAACTTTACTAAAGTATTGAGATACTCTAAAGATGAGTTAAAGATGGAAAGTAGAAACGAAAGACTATACAGAGCTATGGTAAAAGTAACTTACACAGCAGAGCAACAAAAAGCAGCGTGGAACTTACATTGTAAAATAAATAAAATATAAACTAATCAGGGGGTGTAAAAACCCCCACAATACAAACAATATGAAAAAGATATTAGAAATACTATTCGGAATGGCAGCACTTTACAGCTGCTTATATGTACTACTTGCGTCTATTACGCTTTTAGAACTTTTTTTAGGACTAAGATAATGAAATTTAAATTAAAAGACGCAAACACTAAGCAGGAAGCTATTTTAAGCCTGTTAGACGTACAAACTAATAAACCTGAGTTATTGCCTAACAATACGGCTTTAACTGAGCAAGGGCTTAATCTATTGTCTTTTCAATTGGTTAGAGATTTATATGTAAAAGTAAAAGATACATATTACAATTCACTTGACTTTAATAACAGATTTTAAGATGACAATACAAGACGCAAACTATTTAGAATACTCAACTTATGTTGATTACAGCGAACCTAAAACATCATTCATTACAGGAAAGCCAATAGACAATACTAAAGTAATAGCTGAAGAATGGTTGTTAAAACCTGACTTCATTCCTGCACAAGTAAATAAGGTAGGTGGCTTTGAAAATAACGACTTACAATTTAACAGCCGTTCAGTTGTAGTTGTAGCTACAAGATTACAGAACTACAATAAGTTTAAGGAAATGCTTAAGAAATACGCTTGGCAAACTTNAGGAGAATGGGAGNTAGATATGAAACCTGAATGGNTAAAGCTTTACAAAGAAAATAACAATACACCTTTGATAATCAATTTAATTTAGTATTTTTAANAAAATTATAAACAGGCAAAAACCCTAGCCAATTAANACAGGTAGAAATATATGAAGACAGAAATTTTAAAAGAAAAGTACATCAAGTACAACCTAACCAAAGATGATGTATTTAAGCACCAACACTACATCATCATCACAAGAAGTGGTATTGACAAGATACAAGCTCAGGAAGGTATTAGTATTGACTATGAAGTTATAAAGTGCGAGAAAGACTTTTGTGTAGTTAAAGCTAACGCAAAGAAAGAAGGAGCTATTATTCAGACTTTCGGTTCTGCACTTAAAGGAGCGGGATTTAAAGACGGAAATACTAACACTTGGTATGTAATGGAGATGGCTGAGAAAAGAGCAATGTCAAGAGCCGTACTAAAGCTTACAGGATTTTATGAGCTAGGAGTATTTGGTGAAGATGAAGCAGAAGATTTTAAGAAACAATAATTAAATAAATAAAATTATGGAAAAAGAAGAAATAGCAGAAAAATTATCAGAAATTATGGGTATAGTAAATGAACCTTTTATAACTGAAAAAGAACTATCTGAAAAGATAGGGGTTTCAAAAGTGTCTTTACACACTTGGAGAAAGGAGGGGAAAATACCTTACTATAAACTTGGAAAAGGACTGATAAGATATAAGGTAAGTGAAGTTATGAAACGAATAAATTAAATTAATTAATAAAGACCTGCAAAAACAGGCACAATAAAAATGGAAGTAACAGGAAAATTAGTAAAGAAGTTAGCTGCTGAATCAGGAGTTAGCAAATCAGGAAAAGAGTGGAAGAAACAATCTATCGTAATTGATACAGGTGGAGAGTTTAACAATGAAGTCTGTATTAGTGCCTTCGGTGATAAGATGGATTCAATGAACAAGCTAGAAATAGGAATGGATGTGTCAGTTCTTTGTAATGTTTATTCAAGAGAATATAACGGAAGATACTTTCATAATATAGACGGCTACTTTCTTTTCCAAGAAAAGTAACGAACAACCTAAAGCAGTAGCAGGTTCAGAAGAAGATTTACCTTTCTAAGATGACTACTGAAGATAATTTTAAAGTCCTTTGCGACCTCACTACAAATGTATTGGGGTTGCCTAAAGGCTCGTTAGGTGAAAAGACAAGGAAACAAGATATACAGGTAGCTAGAACTGTTGCTAGTGTTATTGCAAGAATTGAAGAAGATATACATCAAACTGTAATAGCTAAAGTTATCAATAGAGATAGGTCTTTGATTTACCATTACGAAAAAATGCACAAGAGTAATTACGCAACTTGGGGAAAATATAGAAATGTATTCAATAAAGTTTACACCGCTTATAAAGATATTAGCGAAGTAAAGAAGACTTTCTTGGACTCTGACTTCCTTAAGAGCCACCTGCTGAAGAATGGAGTTAAGGAAAGCAAACCACAAGTATTAATAGAGGTAACAAGTGGACAAGCTTTGTGTATTATAAAAACTTCTTACTTTGACTTCTCTAATCAATTAGAAAATGTTAAACTTGCAATGTCAAATTATAACTATTCAGCAAAAATATTATGAAGCACTTATTAAGCAGTTCAGCATTCTTAATAGTAAACAAGCAATTAGCGAAGCAGGTAGGGTTGAAGGGTGCAATCCTGCTTGCTGACCTAATTAGCAAAGAAGAATACTTTATAGCCAATGGAATGACTGATGGTTGGTTTTTTAATACTGAAGCTAATATAGAGCGAGATACTACACTAACTTCATATCAGCAAAGAAAAGTCCTTAAAACGCTTAAAAAGTACCAAATAATAGAAACTAAGCGTAAAGGAATACCTGCTAAGCAATACTTCAAGATAAATGAAGCTAACTTATTGAATATCTTAAGTTGTGAAGAAACTGAACAACTAGTGGTTAAGAAACTTAATGACTTGTCAGAAACAAACTTAAGGACTATTAATAAGAATAAAGAAATAAGAATAACTAATAATACTATATCTAATAGGCGTGATGAATTTGTCTTTGAGGTTTTGTCTTTTGATTATGATGAAAGTATTTTAAATGGATTCATTGACTATTGGACAGAACCAAATAAGTCTAATACAAAAATGAAATTTGAATTAAATAAAACTTGGAGTACAAAGCTCAGATTAAAGACTTGGGCAACTAATCAAAAGAAATGGGAGAAAACAACTAATAACACTTTATCACACAGACATCAGAAAGGTCAAGATTATGGTGATGGAACATTTTAAAAAGAATATGAGAACAATTGAAGATACATTTAAACAAGCTGACTTTCTTAAACCTAAAGTTTACAACAGGTATAAGCTAGGAACAAAAGAAGAATTAAAAGAAATGTTTATTAAGGCGTTTGAATATTATGATAGAACAACTGATAAGTATGAACATCTTCCTTCTTATGATGAAATTATTGATTGGATGGTAGACACAAGAGGTAGAGGTCTTATGCTTATGGGAGAATGTGGTTTAGGTAAGTCTACAATTCTTAATTACGTTATTCCTGCTATCTTCAGGACAAGAACAAATAAAGTCCTTAGAAGCATACCTGCTAAAGAATTAGTAGCAGTAGACAGGAATGTTGCACCTTTTATTATAATTGATGACTTAGGCACTGAAAGTATTAAGAATGACTATGGTACAAAGATTGACGCTGTTGCTGACGCTATTTCTTATGCTGAAGACAGTTCAAAGACATTGCTAATAACAACTAACCTATCACCAAATTCACTTAAAGAAAGATATGATGAAAGAACTTTAGATAGATTAAGAAAGTGTAAGGTGGTAATCATTAAAGGTAAAAGCTTTAGGAAATGAAATTTGAACGCAAATCACATAGAGAAAGACAGAACAAAGCTTTAAAACAGTTTTGTAATCACTTTGGATTGACTTATGGTTCACATCAGGAATACGCACATATTGACGCAGTTCTTTATGATAAGGGAAAGATAACAGGATTTGCAGAAGTAAAAGGAGTACATAAGAATATAGAAGATGGACAAGACGTTATAGTAGCAATGAGAAAGATAGTCAGAGCGCAACAGCTTCAGGTAAGTAGTGGAAAACCTGTTGCTATCATTTGGGCGTTTAACAATGCTATTGTCTATGAAAGAATAAACAACTTAAAAGGAATCTTTTACTATGGAGGAAGAAAAGTAAGAGAAGGAAGCACCTTTGACCAAGAAATGCTCGTTAAAGTATTAATTAAAAATTTAATAAGATTATGAAAGATAAATTATTAGTATGCACTTTTAGTGGTGGAAGAACTTCTGCTTTTATGGGTAGATTGTTACAGGAAATGCCAAAATACAAAGATTATCAGAAAGTTTTTATATTTGCTAATACAGGAAAAGAAAAAGAAGAAACTTTAGAGTTCTTAGATAAATGCGACAAAGAATTTAACTTAAGCTTAGTATGGTTAGAAGCAGTAGTAAATAAAGAAAAAGGTGTTGGTACTACTTATAAGGTTGTTGATTTTAAAACTGCAAGTAGAAATGGTGAGCCGTTTAAGGATATGTTAGATAAATATGCTATGCCTAATAATTTTGCAAGTAATTGTACTAGAGAATTAAAACTGTACCCTATCAATAAATATGTAAAAGACTTAGGGTTTGATAATGTAATTACT